AGGAGGTCCGCTCCGGCGCTACCTACCACCTGGATGGTGTGAGAGGTCGCCGTAGCTGTGAACGTGTAGGAGGGGCTGACTAGCTGGCCTGAGCCGGTGCTAAGGGTGGTACCTGTGCCCTTGCCGACGACACCCACGGCAGCAGTCATGGTGCCGGTAGCGCCGTCGAACGGAATGGCCTTCGCGGTGACCGTGTAAGGGTGTCCGACCTCCAGACCGGTGAGGGTTGCCTGGGCGGTGGCTACGCCGTCGTAGACGTTCATCTGACCGTTGTAGAAGTACAGGTCAGCGGTGGTGCCTACCTTGCTCCAGACGCCCTGCGCGCGAAGTGAACCGCGCTCCACGGTGATGTCATCCCAGTCCACGGTTCCGGGTTCATAGGTCGCCGCGTTGTAGGCGTAGAGGTTGACGTTTCCGGTGTTGGTGACGAAGCCGGAGAAGGTCAGGCGGTTCCATGTGTTCGGCGCGAGGTCGGCTAGCGCGCTGCTTGAACCGGGGCCATAGCCCACCTGGCCGCGCCAGCCACCCTGATGGGGTCGCACCCATGCGGTTACCGTCACGGCGGCTTGCTCTACGGCTACCTCGCCTGTGTAGAGAGATGAGAACTCAGCACCCGATGAGCGCGCCAGCTTGGTCCCGGAGTGTGCTGTGGCGTCTGTGACAGGGACTACGGGGTCACCGGTAGAACGCCATGCTCCTGCGCCATTCTCGAAGGTCATCGAGTGCACAAGCGTGGGTGACAGGGTGTCAGAGAAGTTCTCCGTGTAGACCGTCTTGGTGGGGTAGTAGGTCCGCTTCTCAGGAGTGATCTGACCACCTACCAGGCGGACCTCCTGACCGGGCTGGAAGGTACCGCCATTTAGCGGGTCCTCATCGTTGTGGAGCGTGAACGTCATGAGGCCCACGTCCGTCTTGGTGCCGATGCCAGAGCGAGCACCGCCACGGCGGTAGGAGACCTGCGTGGCGTTCTGGATGAAGTTGACGCGGCGGCTCTCCTGGACGCTGGCGGAGGCGTTGGTGGTGCCGGTCCAGCGGTTGCGGATGAGGTTGTCTGTGGAGGACGTGGACCCCGCGAAGTAGGCGGCTGGGGGTGTGCTGGGTAGCGCGGTTCCTACGTCCTCAATGAGCTGAGGTTGAAGGCGTCAGCGGCGGGAATGTCGGCGGTCGCCGTCCAGTAGAAGGCAACCTCCTGCTCCACGCCGTTGGCGGGTACCGTGACCAGCGTTGGCAGGTTGTAGTAGACGTTGCCCACGTTCTTGTGCGGGCGAACGTTCACGTTGGTGAAGACCGAACCGGCAGCGGGTAGCGCCTTGATCTTCGCGCGGAAGGCGTAGACGTGCCCCGCCACGATGCTCTCCGTAGACGTGGTGGAGAAGATGTAGGGCGTCGTGGTCGCGGTGTTCGTGACCGTGTAACCGTCCGCCGTGACGGTGCCCGGGTAGGGACCGCTCCAGCCGGTGGTGGTTCCAGGCGTGGGGTTGGCCACCAGGTTGCGGCGCTGCTCGACCCACACGTCTGTTAGACGCTGAATCTCGGCCTTGCGGAATAGGGGTCGTTCTGCGATGGTCACAGGCGTCCTCCTGAGCGCTCGTAGTCCTGAATGGACTGCATGATGAGGCGTCCGGTTTCAGGGGTCGGGTTGAGGGTTTCAACCTTGATGTTGTAGACGGGGGCAGGAGCGCCGTAGCCGGTGGCGTAGGCGGCGCTGAGGCTGTCCAGCTTGGGAGCAGCGGTGATGTCCGCGTTGAAGCCGGTAGCGACCTTCGCGGAGAGCTTGTCCATCTGCTGGTCAATGAGCGGGGCGCTCTTGCGGAGACCCTGGACCAGACCCTCAACGGTGTTGCGTCCGTAGCCCGCGAAGAGGCGAGACGGGGAGTGGATACCCAGGAAGTCCAGGAAGTTGCCCACCGCGTCCTGAGCGATCTTCAGAAGCGCGCTACCCACGGAGCCAGCGGCCTGGAAGATACCCTTGACCAGTCCACCGATGAGCTGCACACCAGCCGTAATGAGCTGGGGGATAAGGCCCAGGAGCGTGCCGATCATCTGAGGGGCCAGGCCGATAAGCGCACTGATGAGCTGCGGGATCACCTTGGGAATGGCCTGCACCAGCCCGGTGAAGAGCTGCACGGCTGCATTGATGAGCTTGGGGATCATGCCAATGACCGTGGAAACGATCATGGGCAGGAGGTCAAGAATCGCCTTCAGGAGCAGCGGCAGGATGACCGGCAGTGATTCCACCAGCGCGGTGAAGAGGTTGATAGCCGCGTCCAGAATGGTGGGGATCATGTTGAGGATCGTTTCCACCAGCTTTGGCAGCAGCTCGATAACCGCCGAAATGAGCAGCGGGATAACTACCGGCAGCGCCTCCACAAGCGCCTGGAATAGCTGAATGGCCACCGCGAGGAGCTGCGGGATCATTGCCAGAATGGTCTCCACAAGCTGCGGGAGGATTGTGACAATGGTCTGGATAAGCGAGGGCAGCACGGTTACCAGTGCGGTGATGAGCTGCGTGAACGCCTGGACACCCGCCTGGAGGATCAGAGGGGCGCTCTCAGCCAGGAAGGCCACGATGTCCTGAATGAACGTCAGGACCGCCGTGATGAGCGCGGGGATGATCTGGGGGAGTGCCTGAGCAATCGCGGTGAAGAGCTGCACGGCAGCGTTGAGCATGACGCCGCGACCCTCAGCGATAGACGCAAGGATCGGCTGGAGACCTCCGGAGGCCAGCCAGGTGGCAGCGCTCTGAACGCCCTGAATGAGGGCAGGGAGCAGCCCACTGATGAGCTGTCCGAAGTCCAGCGTGGACGTGCCGTTGAGCAGCCCGAACACGAAGTCAGCGAAGGCGTTAGATGCCGCCGTGAGGTTGGCTGTGAGAGCTGCGAACCACTCGGACTCAGCCAGCTTGTTGACCATGGCACCGAGAGCCGCCGTGACCGCCGTAGCAGCCGGAAGCAGCGAGGTACCCAGGACGGCGTACAGGTTCTCCGTACCGGCGCTGAGGCGCTGCTGAGCACCAGCCAGCGTGGTGGCCTCACGGGTGAAGGCACCCATGGAGTCAGCGGTCTGCTCGTTGAGGAGGGCTAGCGTGGCCTGGAGCTTGGCGTTCTTCTCCGCCTCACCGGACAGACCGCTCAGGCCCATCTCCGCCATTTTTGCCTTGACGGCGGCCTCATTGATCGAGACACCGTAACGCTCGATGGGGTCGCGCTCACCACGGAGCAGCGAGGACAGCGCGGCTACTGCGTCAGAGGTCGAACCACCGAACTGGGCGGACAGGTCTGCACCCATGCGGATAAGACCGTCTGTCTGACCGGCGAGCTGGTCAGTGGCAACGCCCATGTTCTTTAGCTGCGATCCCAGGACCGTAGCCAGACCGGCGTACTCGCTCTTGGCGAGACCCACGGAGGATGCCGCCTTGTTGGCCCACTCGGTCATCTGACCGGTGTTGCCCTTGAAGACGCTCTCCAGAGCGCCCATGTTCTGCTCTAGCTCGGAAGCCGCCTTGACGGCCTTGGTTCCGATTGCCACGGCAGCGACACCAGCGGCTACAGCTACAGCTCCAGCCGCCTTACCGAACTTGCCCATGGCGGACTCTGCTGAGCCAAACGCCTGCTGAAGGCCCTTGGCGTTGGCTGTGATGCTGACAATTACTTGGTTCTTAGCCATTGCGGGCCTCCTTTGCTGCGTCTCGTGGGTGATACTCCGGGACCTGCGAGACTCAGGCCCCGGAGGGCTTGTTAGCGCTTATTGCGCTTGTTCAGGGCCTTGATGATTTGGTCTCGTTCACCAAGGGTGAGGTTGTCTACCTCAGAGGGCTGTAGGCCTCCGAATACGACTAGCTGCGCTTTGGCTTTGGCGCGCTCTTCGCGGAGGCGGGCGCTTCCCCCGATGCCTCCGCTTCCTCCTCGGACTCGTCAATGCCCATAAGCTCGTTGACCTCCGCCATGGAGACCTGGAGCGCGTCATTGAACTTGAAGTCCGGGTGGCCGGTGCGGCGCTTTAGGACGGTGACCAGAGCAGCCATGGCCTTACCCTTGGGCATTTCCTCGTCTGCAATGGAGCTGATAGAGAGGCCGGAAAGGTCCTCAATGAATGCGACTTCACCTAGCGTGAGTGTCGAATAGTCGAACATGATTTGTCTCGTTCCTTAGTTCAGGTTGTTTGACCGGAGGATGTCGTCAATACCGTTGGTCAGAGCGGCAATGACCTGGGTCTGACTGCGCTTCAGCCCGTCAGTCAGGAAGGGGTCAGCGGTGTGACCCGGGCGGTGAGGGTCGCCGTAGTGGCGCACACCGGCATAAGCGCCGCGCTTGGCGTATCCGGCGCGGACAACGGCCTTGGTCTTTCCGCGTCCTGCGCGAAGGGTGCCCGCCAGCTCTCCCGAGTCCGTAGGCACCGTGGTGTTGCCGATGACGATGAGGCCCAGGCGGTGCATGAGTTCGCTCATGACGTTGAGGTCTGCGTTAGCAGCTCTCAGCTTCTTGATGACCTCGTTAACGCCCTCTACTAGGACGGTCGCGCCCTGGTGTGCGTAGACACCTGCCTGGGCCTTCGCCATGCTTACGCTCCGGTGTCCTTGGCTACGTCACCGACGATTTCCCAAGAGCCTTCCCAGGTGAATGCGGAGGTAGCGGACGTGCTGGCCTCTCCACCAATGTCGGGCTTGGGGCCAACCTTCACGGTGAACACGAAGTGAGGCTGAGCGACCGTGGCAACGGCGTTTCCAGCCGGTGCGTAAGTAGCTGCTACCTCGTCACCCGTGTTGTCCCAGGTGTAGGTCCAGAAGGAGTTGGCGTCCGTGGACTGGATAGCGGTGAAGTTGAAGAGGTACTGACGGCCTCCGCCGTTAGCTGCGTCCTCAAACGTGATTACGTCAGAGTCCGCCTCCTCGCTGGTGATGACTGCGGACAGGAAGTCTGCTGCGTACTCGGCTCCAGGCGTGCCGACCGTCAGAATGGGCAGCTTGTTGCCCT